GACGTAGTATGGCACACCAGAACGTGTATAGCGCTTAAGTCTACTAAACATAAGCGCGTTATGCTCCGCCTGATCGATGAGGTTAGTGTAACGTCGGAAATGCTTACGCATCTCCGCTGTTAGCGCTGCCCCAACGCTCATTTGTGAGTACATGTTCCCAGCAGGTTCGCTTGATACGAATCTGTTGGTTTTGATAGACTTTGGGACTTCGCCTACTCTTGTTACACCATATCGGTGAATAAGAGGGGCTCGTTCGAAAGTCTTACCAAATTTGGTGTCCAAGAGCCGCAAGCTATATACAGTGAACGGTACGGAATATGGAAGAGATATCTTCCAGCTCCACCGATCACGTATACTTGCTCGCTCACTCGTAGTTTCAGGCCCGAATTTCCCGGGTGGCAATTCCGACCACGAAGAAGGAGGGCGTAGTACACTAAGTACTCGCCTTACACCCTCGATTTCCGTAGTATCGAGCGTAATTGCGCCCGGTCGGCGGAAACGGTCTTTAACCGTCTCCCAATCCGTGTCTCTGCGCGGTGTACCTTTGTACTTGTAAACCAGCCGTATTACGGCATGGAGTTGCTCTACCATAATTGGTGTTGCAACAAGTATAAGGTTACCGTATTTACGCGCCACTACTCCGTACTCGATGTACTGAGGTGGAATATAGCGTAAATGCTCCGCTGTTACATAGTTTAGGCATAGCAAAGACTGCCATGCGTCAACTCGTAGCAGATAATCCTCATTGGCTGGGTCGTAGTATTTAACTACGAACCCTGCTAATGCAGAAGGGATACCGTTGCGGATGAGATCCGCGGTGATACACTTTCGCAGGGCCTTAAAAATTAAGGTCTCCTGCTCTAAATTGTATTGCTTCATGGTTGTAACTCCATAAAGGTTTTACAATCCTAAGGGATACACGTCCCTTGCGTTTTCCGGACTATTGTCCAACAAAGAGCATGTTGGCGATGGACTCAGGGAAACTGGTAGTATCGGTACAACCCGTTACT